ATTCTGTACCGGCATAGGTTTAAAATCTTCAAATTTTATATCTTTAAAAATATCATTGTTAAAATCCATAAAATTTTGAGACAAATCTTCCACAATGTTTTGAGCATTACTCATAATGTCTTGTTGTGTAGCTACCGGTACCGGATCATTTTCAAAGGTAATAGTTAGAGAAGGGTTTCTAAGATCTGCAGCGCCATGAGTACCACTATAAGAAGCATTACCAGCAACGGTAGAGTTAAACTCAAACCTATTATTAATAAAGTAATCTGTATTGTCATTCATGGTAGCAATAAAAGAGTTATTTCCAGTTGTCTGCCAAGTGCATCCGTTTAAAGTTGCACAAGATCCTGTTACTGTTTTTGTTTGTGTGACTGTGTTATTGGCACTGTCCGTAATTACTTGTTTCATAACTACGTTTTGATTATTGCTATTCCAAAACCAAACTTCTGCAGATTGATTAGAAGTAAATCCATTTTGTATTTGTGCTTCTGTTAAACCTGCGTCTGTACTTACACTAATAGAATTAGTATTTTCTATGTGTTTTCCATCTATACCAGCGATAATACCTGTTCCATGATTAGAAGATAGGTTATCACCTTTCCAGTTGTTGTCAGAGGTAAAGGTTTTATTAATTAAGTTACTAGTTGTGACTTCTCCTGCAAAAACGTTAGTCGTCAGAATCGTCAAAAATATGAGTAGATTTTTCAACATTAGCCTTTTCCATTTCTTTAGCAAATTGTATGTTTTCTTTTTTTTGTTCTTGTTCTATGATTTTTAATTTTGCGGTATACATTTTATAATCAGGTCTTAGCTTACCATATTTTTTCCATTGTGCTGCCGCATCTTTACCAATCTTACCTTCATAAGGACATGGAGTACCGGCCATCTCCATTGCAAAAAAGACTCTGGAATCTTGACAAAGTAATGATACTGCTGCAACTTTCATACCCATAGAATCTAATTGTCTAGATAATTTAATTCGTTCACAGTTTTCATCTCTAAAAGATTTTCCACCCGAAACACCAAATCCAAATGTTTGTACACCTAAAGATGCTCCTGTTGAACACACATCCATTCCAGAACTATTTACTTGGGGAGCGGAAGCAGTTGGTGGTGCAGATTTTATATTAGAGGTACTGGTACTAGTTGTAGTAGAAGCTGAGCTAGAACCACTTTCATAGGTAGTAGCGGTAGTCATGTTACCATCAATTTGAGTGTTACCCCCATTGACATTGGATTGAGTTACATCATCTGCTTTTACTTTTTCTGATAATAGAAATAATATAGAAAGAGTTATTAAAACTCTCCAAACAAAATAAGAAAATTTTTTCCAACCTGTGGGTCCATCCCAATTAACTCTTTGTAAAAACTCATTTAGTGTCTTCATCTTTTTTATTTACCTCGTAAAACATTTTATCCGAGTCCTCAGTAACCAAACCTTTATTCTCAACATTCCAATAAGTTGTTTGAACGCTATAATCTGGCCAATTATCCTTAACGGTGAAGCTAGGTATGTTCCAAATAATTCTATTATTGGGTTGAGCGGCAAAATTGCCGTTATCTAAAGCAAGAACATGAGCACACTTATGTTCTTGAGGTATTTCTGAGTGCTCTATATCCAGTATATTACTATCTGGAGATGCCCAGTCAAGTGTAAATAAGTAATCACCAGGATAAAATTTTTTATCTATACCCCTGTATTTTCCTCTAGCAGAACTTAAAAAATCAAAGCGATGAACAGAAGGATGATAACTAAAGCAATTCCACAATTGTAACTCGTGTACTTGCATATCGGGCACTTTGGTTCTTTGAATATGTTTTTGGAAAAAAGCTGAGATAGGCAATCGATAAAAGATCGCACCGTTCTCCAACATGCAGTGAAAGAGTATCGCCTTTCCAGCGATACTAGATATTCCAAAGACAACCACGTCTTCAGCTTCTCCATGATGTTTTTGTAAGTCATATAAATATTCTCGTCTTATTTGACAATAAATAGGTGGTATGTTTGCATTTAAATAAGCCATAATTAATCATATATATCTCCCCAATTCTCACCTGATTCATAATCAACTTTGTTGGGAACTTCTAGTTTAACAGCATTTTCCATAATCTCAATAATTTTTTTTGCATGTTCTGGAGATTCTACAGATAAATCTAATTCATCGTGTATCTGTATGTGCGCTATAATACCTTCCTTATATAAATCTAACATACATTTTTTGGTCATGTCAGCTGCACTACCTTGAATTAATTTATTTAAAGCTTTGTAAGTGTAAGCTCTTTTAATCCCTGGTCCGTGTTCCTGGAGTGCTTCTTCATGAGGCAATGCTTTATGCATCCCGAACTGATTGGGTTCCCACAAAGGAAACCTACATAGTCGTCCTAGTAACGTTCTAATTTGTCCACGTTCTTGAGCACGATTAGATGCAGCATTAGTAATCTGTTTAACGAAAGGTACCTTTGCATGGTATTGGTTAAATAATTCATCAGCTTTTTCTTTAGTTACTCCTAACTCTGCTTGTAATTTTGTTTTACCCATACCATAAAATAATCCTAAGTTAATAGTTTTTGCTTGTGATCTTGGTATCTGTGCCATGTCTGCAACGGTTTGATGAAAGTCTGCAGTTGAATCATTGTTATATGCATCTACAACATCATATACAGAAGGAAATTTATATAGAGAAGCATAGTGTACTACGAGCCTTGGTTCTTGTTGAGAGTAATCAAAACAACCCCAAGTACAACCTTCATCGGGTAAGAACAATGAACGTATCATAGGTCCTAGATCCTTGTTTCTTGCCGGTAGTTGTTGAAGGTTAGGATTACTATAAGAAAATCTCCCTGTAACTGTTCCCCCTTGATCCGATCTAATCTGATTTATGTCTGCGTGAATTCTACCTTTGTGCTCGTATCTTATAATAGTATCAATAAAAGTAGTATGAGTCTTGTTTATCTCTCTAGCTTTTGCTATCTTAGTTACTAACGGATGTTTATGTTCTTGAAGAAAATTTTTTGTAAAAGAAGGTGCCTGTGATTTTTCAGTTCTTTCATAAGGTAAATTTAATTGGTCAAAAATTTTTGCAATTGATCTTGCTGCCCATATTTGACAATCTAATCCTGTTTCTTTTTTTATTTCTGTCAATAACATTTCTTCTTTTTTGGATAACTGTCCTTTCATTATATGAGCTCGTTCAACATCGACTCTAACTCCTTTAAATTTCATATCTACTAGACAAGGAAATAAATCTGTTTCTAAATTAAAAACAGATTCTATGTCTTGATGAATAATTTCTTTTTTCATCATCTGCCAAAGTTCTAAAGTTAACTCTGCATCTTTTTCTGCATAAGTTCCTACTTCCATAGCAGGTAGTTGCCACATATCTGCTTTAGGATCTAAACCTCTAGATTTAGCAGCTTGAACTAATGCAACTTCAGATTTACCATGTCCTAAATAATCCCAACCCAAGGCGTTTAAACTATATTGAAATCTATTTTCATCTACAAGAGATGCTGCAATCATAGTATCTACAATTCTACCGTTTATTTTTATACCTAATTTACGTATCCAACAAACGTCATACATTGCATTGTGAAATATTTTATTAGCATCACATGCCATGGTATCTTTAAACCATTCCAAAGTTTTTTTACGATCCATGTTAGGACCTTCCCTGTGTGCAATAGGGAAATAAAATTTTCTACCTGGAACTGCAACAGCAATACCTACTACTTCTCCGTTACCAATAACAGATCCGCTACCTTTTGATTTTAAATCGGGGTCTCTAGTTTCTAAGTCAACAGCAATCTCATCGTACTGCCTTAAATCTGGATATTCTTCTGGCTCTATCCATTCAGTAGTAGCAATAAATTTAGGCATAATCATTCGTAATCCCTCGCAATAATCATATCTATATACTGTTTTGCTTTCTCTAAATCTTCTCGTTTATTTTTCTGTCTATGTCTACAAACATACTTAATAACATTACCCTCCGCAAAAAGCAATTCGTTCTCACCTATAAACTGAGAGGGTTGAATTTTAAAATTTTTATAATGATTACCTCCAATTTGTTTACTCCACGTCATACTTTTAAATAAATCTTTGTGTGTCATAACTGATAACCATACCTTTCTATTTTTGCTCTCATTAAATATAAATTATTTTTAGCACGTGTTGCTCCCACATACCAGACTCTATGCTCTTCATCTCTTTTTTTAGTATTGTTTTCGATTGATTGTCTAATTTTTTTTGCGTTATCTAGTATCAAAATAACATTCTCTTCTTCTCCACCCTTCGCTGCATGTATGGTAGATAAATATATTCTTGCAGGTTCTTTTAAATTTTCTTTGTTGGATAACATTAAACGAATATAATTTATCTGTTCTCTAGGTGCTTTTTCAAAAGCTTCAAACCAAGTTAAAGATTGATTCATGTTTTCACCTGTATATTCTTTAACATCTTTCATTTCATTTTCTGTAAGTTCTTCTCCTTTAGACCAACGAGTATAGTTGATAAT